GTGACTTTCCGGAAACGTCGGCGGCAAACGATCTGCACACATCCATGGGCCGCGGCGACATCGATCAGTGCTCCTTTGGTTTCATTGTCATCAAACAAACCTGGACCGAAGAGAAGGACGACAAAGGTCACATCGTTGACGAGACTCGAGTTATTGAAGACGTGGACCTGCTGGACGTGAGCATTGTCACCTATCCGGCCTACGAAGGCACGTCCTGTCAGCCCCGGTCACTGTGGCCTGAAGGTATACCCGCCGAGGTGCGCTCGCATCGTCGGGATTCCTCGTTTGAGAACGATGACGAGGAATGCGAATGCACCTGCGAAGAGTGCAAGCAGGGCGATTGTTCGCAGTGCTCTAACGCTGACTGCGAGGACGAGAACTGCCGCTGTCATGGGCGAAGTAGCCACAAGGGCGAACAGCGCGAGGCGAAGACCAAAAAGGTTGACGGCGAAGACTTGACTAAAGACTGCTTCGCCTATCGCCCAGACGACAAGCTGGAAAACTGGAAGTTGCCCATCAAGTTTTCGACTGACGAAAAAAGCAAGAGCCATATTCGCAATGCCCTGGCTCGTTATAGTCAGACCGATATGCCCGATGCCGACGAAAAGAAAAAAGCGTGGGACCGCATCGTGGCGGCGGCCAAAAAGTATGACATTGAAGTGTCCGACGAAAAGGACAGCGCGCAGCTTGCCAGCGAACACGCGGCACTGCGTGTGCGCGTGATTAACGCGACCCTGGACTAAAGACCTTTATGTCATCTTTGAGAGAAATTTGCGATCTACCCGTTACTGACCATCCCATGTACAGAGATGGTCTGCGTCTCTGGACGAGCAAGTTGATTGTAGTGCCAAGCTCATGGGGAGAGAAGATGGCACGCAATGCGGTTACCGCAGAAGGCCGCCAACGTATTTTGCTCGCGGTACAAGCCAAGTACGGCGAACAGCGCGAGTTAGAGCACCAGGAAGTCGTGTTTCTTGGAAAGAAACACTCTGACGCCTATTTTGTCTTCATCGCGTATGTGCCCTGTAACTATGACGAATGCCCCGACCATCGCATCATCACTGATCTCGTGAACTGATTTTCCCAACAAGTTTGCTGCTGTTTGCCCCGTCGGATGCGACTCGCCGTGAAAGGCATGGGGCTATCAGCAGAGCGTGGCGACTTCTGCCGGCGGCAGGAGCGGGCGCGCATGTGTCACCAAATCAACTCAAGGAAAAAACAATGACCACGAAAGAAATGCGCGAAAAGCGCGGGCAGATCGCCGCTGACATGGCGAAGCTGACCGAGAAGATGCCCCTCTCCGCCGAAGACCTCGCCAAATTCAAAGCGATGGATGCGGAGCAGGAAGGACTGAAAACCCAGATCGAAACCATCGAGCGTGCCGCGGCGGTAGATGCCGAAACCCGCGCCAGCCACCGCCCACCCGAAGATCCGGTTGGTGGCGGCCATGACGAGGAAGTAGAGGCCAAGAAGCGCGAAAAGCAGTACAACGAAGCCTACTGGCGATACATGAAACAGGGCCTGAAGGCCAACCAGCACGGCTTCAGGGGAATCAGCCCGGCGGACCAGAAGATCTTGGAACAGCGCACTACCCTGAGCGGCACACAGACGGAAGGCACCACTGATACGGTTGGCGGCGCCTTCTATGGCGGTACTGGCTACTTCACGCCGGTTGGATTCGTACACCGCATTGAAGAGGCCCTGAAATGGTACGGCGGGATGTTCCAGGTCGCAGAGATCATGGAAACGGCCACCGGCCAGCAGTTGCCCTTCCCGACCGACAACGACACCACGATCATGGGCGAACAGGTGGGTGAATCGACGCAGGTTTCGACTCAGGGCTTCACCTGGAGCCAGATCATCCTCGGTGCCTGGAAGTATTCGACCAAACTGGTGCCGATCTCGTTTGAATTGCTGCAGGATTCCGCATTCGATCTGGAGTCCTACTGCGCCAAAAAGTTCGCCATCCGTCTTGGCCGTATCTTGAACAATAAGTTCACGGTCGGCGCAGGCACCACGGAGCCCATGGGTCTGGCTACTTACGTCGCCGCGAACGCGGTCGGCGTTGGTGGTAGCTCTGGTATCTCCGTCATTGGCAACGACAATCTCACCACGCCCGCACCGGGAACCCAGGTCGGCTACGTTGATCTGGTCAACCTTGTTCACAGCGTCGATGTTGCCTATCGTCAGGGCGCCAAGTTCATGATGCACGACCTGACCATCGGCTATCTCAAAACCTTGAAGGACTTGTACGGCAGACCGTTGTGGACGCCGGGGATGACCGCTGGCACGCCCGATCAGATCATCGGTTTCCCGTTCGTCCCGAACAACGACATGGCGACACTGACCGAGACCTCCCCGCTGAGCACACGCTTGACCGTGCTCTTTGGCGCACTCGACAAGTACGTCATCCGTCGGGTGAAAGACCTGCGCGTACTGCGCCTCGATGAGAGATACGCAGATTACGGTGTAGTGGGATTCCTGGGGTTCGCACGGTATGACGGAAATTTGCTCGACGCAGGCACTAAGCCAGTTCGCGGGCTCCTCAACCCGGCCAGCTAGTCTCCTCTCTCTATTCTTGGGGGTCGGGGCAACCCGACCCCGTTTTTACTGAGGCACCATGGCAAAACTTAAATCAACGGGTTTCGCCCCAGACTACGACGCCCCAATCCTAGACGAGATTCTCGTCGAACTCAAAAAGATCACGGCCGCGCTTGAGGCTGCGCCCAAACCGGCTGAAAGCGAAAAACCCGCTACCCGTGCGCAGCGCCGCGAAACGAGATAAACCATGGCTGCGATAATCGTCGAGACTCCGCCCGCTGACGAGCCAATTTCGCTGACTCAGGCAAAGAGTGCCTGCCGTATCTATACGGACATCGACGATACAATTGTGCAGACCTATATCTCGGCGGCACGCGAGAAGTGCGAGCTGTTCACCGCGCGTAGTTTTGTAGCCAAGGGTTACTGTCAGTATCTCGACGCTTTTCCGTACTACACGGACACGATCTTTTCCCAACAGGCTTATCCTCCGAGCTATTACAGCCTGCCGCGATACGCGACGACGATGTGGAACTATTCGCAGATGATCAAGTTGATGGTATCGCCGTTGATCAGCGCGAGTCATATCAATTACCTTGATAGCCAAACACAGAAATGGACGGCGCTAGTACCGGGCTATCCGCGATGGTATCCGCTGACTTCGCAGAACGTCGGCGACGTAATCACCGACAGCAATGGCACTATGCAGACGTGTACAGCCATTGGCGGATCGCCGGCAGTCGGGCTCACGGGGCAGGCTGAACCAACCTGGCCCACCGTATCCGGACAGACCGTAGTCGACGGAACCCTTACCTGGACTTGTAGTGGATTGGCCGCACCAATCGCCAATTTTATTGTCGACGGCGCAACTGAACCTCCACGGATATTTCCACAACAGGGCATGTACTGGCCTTCGGTGATGTATGTTCCCAATTCCGTGCAGATTCATTTTACGGCCGGGCCGCCAGCAAATCCCTGGTGGATGAACGTTGCCCTAGTGGCCATGCTGCAATGTATCTCCGACTGGTACGAGAACCGCGAAGCGGTCTCGGCGCTGCCCATGAAAGATATTCCCAACAAGGCTAAAGAGCTGCTGTGGAATATTCGCGTCATAGACGCTCAAGCGACGAGGGGATAAATGCTAGTCTCCTGCATCTGTGTAACTGCCAATCGTCGTCACCTGATACCCGTTGCCCTAGCCTGTTTTGTGGCGCAGGACTATCGAGACAGGGAGCTTATCGTAGTGGATGACGGCGAGGACGCTATCGGAGACCTACTGTGGAGCCTACCGGGGCGTGTAACATATCGCCACATCGGACGCGGAAAAACGGTAAGCGAGAAAGTAAATTTAGCCTGCGAACTGGCCAAGGGCGACATTATTGCGACCTGGGATGATGATGACTGGTCCGCTCCGGGGCGCTTGACAGATCAAGTAACACGACTGCTGGAATCTGGCAGGGTTCTTACCGGCTATTACACGATGCTCTATTGGGATGGTCAGAAGGCGTGGCGGTATCTCGGAAACTCCGACTACGCCACGGGTTTGAGTCAAGTGTACCATAAGGACTTTTGGGCCGCACACCGACTACAGGCCAAGAATGTTGCTTACGACAATGACCTATGGCGAGATGCGCGCCAAAGCGGCCAGTGCATTGCGGTTGAAGGGAATCCGCCGCTGATGGTGGGCAGAATTCATCCTCTCAACGTGAGTCCAAAGAATCCCGTGAATGGAAACCAGTGGCGCGAAGAACCTCTCAGCGCCATTCCCGCAGCTTTCTTTGAGGCTATCCGGTGAACCTGCCGATTCAGTGTCTCTGGATTGGCAGTAAGATCGGCCCGATGGGTGAGCTGTGTTTGCGCTCCTATTTGGCGCACGGACACGGAGTTGACCTATACGCTTATGAGCCGCTCTCGAATCTACCGCGGGGAGTAGTCAGGAAAGATGCAAATGAGGTGCTGTCGCGCACTGAGTTTGACTATCGCAGCTTTCCCCATGTGGCCGCGTTTTCCGACTACTTCCGCTATAAGCTGCTCCTGGAGCGTGGTGGCTGGTGGGTAGACATGGACACGGTATGTCTGAAACCATTCATCTTCGATTCTGAGTATGTGTTTGCGAGTGAGAATCGCTATGGCCGCGACGGAGTTCTGGTTGCCAGTGCATATATCAAAGCCCCTGCGGGCGCTCCCATAATCAAGTATTGCTGGGAGACGTGCAAGCAGCGATCACCGCAATCGATTACCTGGGGATCAGTTGGCCCCGTGCTACTGACTGAGGCGGTGTCACGGTTTGCCCTTCAATCAATGGTTAGGAGTACGCAAACATTTTGTCCGGTGAATTGGTGGGAGGCGAGGCGATTCACCGATGTCCAAGGACCGGAGTTGCCAAAGGAATCCTATGCCGTCCATCTTTGGAATGAAATGTGGCAGAAAAACAGCCTCAACCCAGAAGAGTCGCGGACAAGTACACTTTACGGAAAGCTACGTCAGCGTTACACCCCGAAGGCATTGATCGCGATTCTGACTTGCAAATCCTATAAGGCGCGCATGGACCTATTAGAACGTACTTGGTTGCCTCTGGCGAGAGCTCGCGGCTTGGATATGCAGGTATTCGACGGCCAGCGGTTAGGAGTACCAGACGATTACGCCAACTTCTACCTGAAGGTTAAGGCGGTTTGTCGTTATGCGCTGGCGAATGGATACGATTATCTCTTGAAGCTGGACGATGACACTTATTTGTGCCCAGAAAGGTTCGGCGTCATTGAAGAAGATTATGCCGGTATCCGAATACCGGCCAACGATGGTGGTTCGTCTAGGCTCGGTGTTTCTGCAAAACCGTCAGGAACCTATCCACTCGATTATGCGTCCGGGGGTGCCTACTGGCTCTCTCGGAAGGCCATGCAGATCATCGCCGATGCACTATGGGGCAATGATTGGGCTGAGGATCGATGGATCGGCCACGTCTTGCAGGCGCAAGGAATCCCCTTTACCGAACTTCCAGACTATGCCCTAGTGTGGCCACACCCGTTTGAGCACTATCTGGCGAAAGACTGCACGGTACTTACCCAGATTACCAGCCCAGATAACCTACTGAAGTGTCACGAGCGGGCGCAGGGAGTAGCGGTCTGATGCCTGACTATCGTTGGACTCCACCCGGCGAGATGCGCTCAGTATGTCAGGTGTTATCCCCGTCTACGTCTCAGGACACCAAGGGGCAGAAACTCGCGAACTGGACGACGCTCTATGCGAATGTGATGTGCAAGGCGACCATCAAGGGTGGAAGTAAAGAATTTTCCGAGCAGCAGTTTCAGCCGCGCATTGTGTGGGAAATCAGGATGCGGTATCTACCCGGAATTACGGCGCTAAACGGAATCACCATCGGGCCAGATGCCATGGACACCGCTACTCACTTCCTTGATGTGCAGACGGCAGAGGACATTCAGTTCAGACACCGGGAATTGCTGATCGTGGCGCTGGAACGGTTGAATTACCAGGAATTTGGAGATGCGAACTGATGCCAGAATCGAACAGGAAAGTGCAGCCAATCCGAATTGAAACTCCGGAAGCAAAGGCTACCGGCACGACCGTATTCATCGGCGACCAGCAGATTCGCGGCGTTAGGTCGGTAACCTTTAGCCACTCGGTTAACAACCTTCCCATTGTCAGGCTTGAGTTGGTTGCCCTGTCGGGCGTGAGAATAGCCGGGCAAGCAATAGTAGAAACCACCGATGTAACAAGCGAGTGGCAGAGCTACGAAAAGCAGCGACCCACCAAGGGACTGTACCATCTGGTGCGAGCAGCAAAGCGATCGTTGCGTCGTTTGTTTGGACCACGGCTTAACGATAAGACGTTGAATATCGTAGTGACCGCCGATACCTCGCAGGCCAAGGCCAGTATAAAGGCGCTGCGAAAAAGCGTGATGTGCGCAAAACGCGACATGGATAAACTGCATGGCTGAATCCGTCACTGTTATCGGTCTGCAAGAGTTGGGCGACAATATTGATCTCTTTGCTGGCGAGATGGAAAAGCGGATTGTTCGCAAAGCCAGCCGTGCAGCAGGCAAGGTGTTCGAAAAGGAATTGGAATCACGCGCTCCCGTGTTCAGCGGCGCTACGGATTGGGAACACGCGGGCGGAGAACTTCGCGCCAAGGTAGACGTAAAGGCGTATCCAGCCCGCGATGCCGGGTCTTTTATCGTAGTCATCGGTATTCGCTACGAAGGCAAAAAAGCCGCAAAGAGCAGAGTAACAAAGTGGCGGCACAAAGGGCTTGAACCTAGCAGCGAAGATCCGGGCGTCTATGTTCTCTTTGTCGAATACGGACGGCCGGGCGCTGATCGGCCCGGATACACGGGCCATGGTCACACCCATCAGACAGCGCATCCGTTTATACGCCCAACGTTTGAAAACAAAAAAGGCGAAGCTGAGCAGGCTTTTGTTGATACCGTCATGGCCGAACTCGAAGCCTTAAAGCGATAATCCATGTCTGAAGTCTTCCCTGACATCTTCGGTTTTCTCTCCAGCGATCCTACGGTTGGGCCGATGGTCACAAATACCAGTGTCAGCCCGGCCGTTATCGAAATCTATCCCGAGGTGTTGGACACAGCAGCGCGACTGCCAGCCCTGACCTACAAAACTATATCGCTGACCGAGGAACACATTCTGGAGGGTCCAAGTGATGGCCTAGAGCGTATGCGTGTACAGATTGAAGCTTGGGCCATGACCTCTGACGATGCCGATGAGCTTTGCTTGGCGGTGCGCAACCTGTTCAACGGCTATATCGGAATGATGGGACAGGCTCAGGTAAATGTGACTCTGCATGAAAACCTGCTTAACGATTATGAGGCTGATCGCAAGCAGTACATCCGCATCATGGATTTCATTCTGCTTTACAACTGAGAATTCCGCCGTTCCCACGGCACAAGGAGAAAAACATGGCAATCCTGGCCCAAACCGGCGCCGGTTCACAACTACAGTTGGGGAACGGCCAATCACCCGAAACCTTCACCAAAATTGCACAAGTGGTAGACCTTAAACGCAGTGGGCGCAAGATCAACAAAGAGAAAGTTACCAACCAAGATTCTACCATCGACGCCAACGGTGTGATGTGGGAGGACTACATTCACACGACAGCCGATGGCGGCTCGCTGGATTTCACGCTGAACTATGTGCCAACCGACACCTCCCAACAGGCATTGTTGACGGCGTTTGATGGCAACCTGCACGATTTCAAGCTCGTCGGCCCGAATGACTTATCGGCAAGCCCGGTTGTGCCGCAGTTCACGTACACATTTTCAGCTTTTGTGGATCAGGCAGATTTGGATTTGCCGATCGCTA